GTGGACGGAACCGAATACAACGATATGACGGCGGACGGTTTGCAAAAGGTATTGGATTTATTCGCCGATGCGCCGAACGCCGAGTTGACCGCCCAATTGGAAGCGGTCAAAAAAAAAATAGATGAAGAATTGCAATTGTATTTTCCTAAACTATTCGACGACGCCACGGTTAAAGAGTATTACGACCAATTGAAGCAACGCACGATGTTAATGTTGGATGCGATAATAAAGGGGGACGAAAGCGACAAACGGGAAGAAATAGACCATATTACGACGTTGTTGTTGACTTATACAAAACCCAAATCGTTTAGCGGGTCGGATAGCGTGGAAATACAATACGACAAGCAGTTTGAGAATATGTGTTTGATGTTGTCCCAACATTTGCACGTAAACCCAAAATCGTTTACCGTTTTGGAATATTACAACGCATTTGAATACATTAAGGAGCAAGCGAAAAAAGCAAGCAGAAAAAGCCAAAATAAGGCGATTTAAGGTGTTTTATTTTTCAGACGACAAATTATACATTTGAGAAAAGAAAATTGATTGTAGGGCAAATTGCCCGAAAATAACAAAAACAAATAGTCGGATATATGGCAGATAACAACAACCCAATTAAATATTCTGATTTGGTAAGCCCCGATAATTCGATTACTGATTTGATAAAGCAATTGGATGAACTTTCAGACGCATATACAAATGCGTTGAAAAATATTAGGGCGGAAGCAATTCAGTTGGCGGCGGTTCTGCAAAAGGTTTCCGGGGCAACCGAGGACGGCAGGAACACAACCAAGAAAGCCGCAGACGATGCGGAACGTTTGGCACGTGCGCAACGTGATTTGGCGTTTGCAGAAAGCGAGAACGCCAAAAAGTTAGCCGAGTTAAAATTGGCACAGCAGGAAGCGAACCAAATTAATAAACTGATTGTGAAAATAAATCAATCCGCCGAAGGTAGTTATAACCGTTTATCGGCGCAATATTCATTGAATAAGATTTATTTAAACAACATGACTAAAGCCGAACGGGAAAACACCGAGGAGGGGCGAAAATTGGTTGCACAAACCAAAGAAATATACGAAGAAATGAAACGTTTGCAGGAAGCAACCGGGAAATTTCAATTGAACGTCGGAAATTATACGGAGGCGTCCGACGCAATTATTGCGTATGGCGACAAATTAAAAGAAACGTTAGGTTTAAATAGCGCATTTGGCGAAAGTCTTTTGGCGTTAGGACGTGGCGGGGCTGAAAGTAAAGCCGTTTTTACAGCTATTGGCGACGGGGCAAAAGCATTGGGAAAAACTTTGTTGGGATTACTTTCAAACCCGGTTTTTTTGGCGATTGCCGGAATTGCGGCGGCGGGTGCGGCGTTTAAATGGTGGTACGATTATAACGCCGGGTTAGTTGAGGCAACGAGATTGACGCAACAATTTACCGGGAAAAGTGGCGATGATTTGAAAGCGTTTAGAAATGAGGTGCAAGCCGTCGCAGATTCGTTCGGCGCAGATTTCCGGGAAACATTGATTGCAACAAACGCATTATCAAAACAATTTGGTATTTCTGCAAATGAGGCATTGCAGTTGGTTAAGGATGGTTTTTTGTCCGGAGCCGATGCGAACGGGGAATTTTTAGACACGTTGAAAGAATACCCGGCATATTTCAAAGAGGCTGGAATATCAGCAGACCAATTTGTTGCGATTGTAGCCCAAACAAACAAAATGGGTATCTTTTCGGACAAAGGCGTTGACGCAATTAAGGAGGCAAATTTGCGTTTGCGTGAAATGACGACGGCGACGGCGGCGGCTTTGGACGGTATCGGTATTTCGTCGGAACAAGTTCAAAAAGATTTGCAGACCGGAACCAAAACAACGTTCGATGTTATACAAGACGTTTCCGCAAAATTGGCAGAATTGCCGGATAATGCGGCAACGGTCGGGGCTGCAATTGCAGATATATTCGGGGGTCCCGGAGAGGACGCCGGATTGCAGTATTTGCGCACGTTGAAAGATATTTCAACAAACATGGATGAAGTAAAAGGGAAAGCCGGAGTTTTGGCGCAATTGCAGGAGGAACAATTGCAAAGCCAAATTGAGTTGCAAAACGCATTATCCGGGTTGTTTGACGCAACCGGAGGAAATTTTGAAACGTTGACAACGCAGGCAAAAGTTTTTGTTAACCAAGGATTGACGGCGATAATAAAAGGGGTTATTGATGTTGTCAATTACTTGATTGAGTTATACAATGAAAGTGTTTTGATACGTGCAATTTGGAATGGGATTGTTGCCGGATTCAAAACAACATTTGATACGTTGGGAAATTTGTTTGGATTCTTTATTGATATAGTCAAAGCAACCGGAACCGCATTAAAGGGGGCGTTTACGTTAGATTTTGACGACGTAAAAAAAGGATTGGCAGATTATGCAGCAGCGTACGGAAATTTGGTTAAAGCCCAAGTTAAAGACATAACAGAAAATTTCCAAGAGGGTTTGGAGGGTATGCAAAAGAAAATAAAACCGTTAACAATCCCGGTTTCTGTTGGAGATACCCCGACGCCACAAACAGACAATAAGCCCGTAACGACACAGAACCCAACCGTAACGCCAAGGGGTAAAAGCGATGCGGAAAAGGCAGCAGAACAACAAGCAAAGCAAATTGAAGCGGCTTATAAAAAGAATTTGGAGGCAACCCGGAAATTGCAGGATGCACAATTGCAGTTGGAAACCGACGAATGGGCAAAGCGTAGGCAGCAAACGCAATATCAGTATTCCCGACAGATTGAGGATTTGCAACACCAATTACAGACCGAAAAGGATTTGAACGAAACCGGACGGCAGGCGATAAACGCAACAATTACGGCGTTAGAACAGCAGCAGACAGAGGCGTTGTTGAAAATAGAGCAAGAACGGCAGTTGCAAGAATTGGCATTGCAGAAAGAAAGCATTGAATTACGTTTGCAAGCGGTTAAGCAGGGAAGCGAGCAGGAACGACAATTGCGTATGCAGTTGTTAGAGAATGAAAGACAAACAGCATTGCTGCAGAATGAGCAAAAGCCGACCGGACAACAGCAGGACGCCGAGGTAATTAATGCCGGATTTGACGTTAAGGGAAGCGCAATTGCCGACGAATATTTGCAAACGCAATTAATGATGTTTGACCAACAACAAGCGTTGGCGAAATCTGAATTTGATTTATTAAGAAATTCAGAAGCCCGGAAAACCCAATTCCGTTTGCAGGCAGAAAAGGAACGTTTGCAAAAGGTTTTAGAATTAAATCAGCAAGCCGCCAATAAATTGTCTGATGTTGAGGTACAAACAATTCAAAACACTATTAAAAAAATAGACCAAGAAATTGAGCAATCCAAAGGGGAGGAACGAGGAACAGACATTTACGGTTTGTTTGGGCTTAATTTGGACGACGACCAAAAAGAGGCAATTAATACGTCTATGCAATTTGCATTGGATGCGTTAAATACATTCACGGCGGCACGTGTTGCCGCAGCAGATGCAGCCGTTGAGCAAGCGGATAAAGAGGTTTCCGCCGCACAATCGGCGTTGGATGCAGAATTGGAAGCAAGGGCAAACGGGTACGCCAATAATGTTGTACAAGCGCAAAAGGAGTTGGATTTAGCAAAGAAAAACCAAGAAAAAGCATTGAAAGAACAACAGAAAGCGCAAAAACAGCAGGCAGCAATACAAACATTGCAGCAAATCGGAAACATGGTAACAGCAACGGCGTTGATTTGGTCGCAATTAGGTTTCCCGTTTGCAATACCTGCAATTGCCGTAATGTGGGCGAGTTTTGCAGCGTCTAAAATCAAGGCGGCGCAATTGGCAAAACAGACCGGAGGAACCGGAGGAACGGAAACATACGGCGACGGTACCGTTGAACTTTTGGAGGGCGGTTCGCACCAAAGCGGAAATGATATTGATTTAGGAACGAAACCGGACGGAACCCGCCGACGTGCCGAGGGAGGCGAATTTTTCGCCGTGATAAATAAACGAAGTTCACGCCGTTTCCGTCGTTTAATCCCGGACGTAATAAATAGTTTGAACCGGGGAACATTCCCCCAAAAGTACCTTAATGCCTACAATACCGACGGCATTAATGTAACGGTTCAACAAAATAACGCACCGGATTTGCGGGATTTAAAAGACGATGTAAGGGAGATTAAGGAACAAAACCGCCGCCGTCGTTACGTCGATGGCAACGGCAATGTTATTGAGGTTTACAAGAATTTGACACGTAAAATTAAAAATTGATATGAACCCGATTTATAGACATTCATTTGTAAATGCGTTTTTAGCGAACGGGGCGATAAGTCACATAACCGGGAACATAAACGGGAATAGTACAAAGTTCTATTATACCCGTACTTTTGTCCCGGTTGGGAATGTGTACCCCCGCAAATTGTTTCAGAATTTCACCACGCAATCCGGGGGCGCATTTTACGATAGCAATAAAAAAATTATCGGCGGTTGGGGGAGCGACCCGTCCGCCACAAATACGGAATTTGACATACCAAGCAATGCCGCATATATCCGGTTTAATGTAATCAAAGCGCAATACGCCAACGGGACGGCATGGTTGAGATTGGGAACGTTGGACGCCCCGAACGTCTTACAAGGTCAAACCGTGCATCCGATTTATAAGGACGATTTGGCAAAGGAGTACGAATTAGAAACCAACCAACGGTTTTATCGTGCCAAATTATCCGGCAAAATTACCTTTGTCCGGGATGATTACGACTATATAAACCGTCAATCGTTCGACAATGAATTTTTGTATTGCATTGAAAAGAGCGACGACGGCGGGCGTACATGGTTCCAATACTTTCAAGGCAAGTTTATGAAAACCGATTGCACGTTTACCGATTACGATAAAAAGGTTGTTGTACAACCGGACGCAATCGACGATTATAACGACGTGTTGGCGGGATTGGAAAAGGAATACAATTTAATAACGTTAGCCCCGACAATCCAACGGATAACGATAAACAAGCGTCCATTAATTCAAATATACGTTCCGGGGGATAGTGTTGTTTCTTGTTTTTTGGGCGGTACGAATTGGGAACAAGACGCAAACGCCACGACCGACCAAAACGCATTAGTACAAACCTATCATTTTGCTTTGTGCAATATATTGAAAGAAATACAAATTACGTCCAACGGTTCCCCGGCGGTAATATCCGGGCTTTATACCGGACGAATGGCAACGGGTGCAAGTGCGGACACATTCGAGGGGAAATTATACCCGGAATTGAATGTTAATTATTATATCTATATTTCACAACAACGAGTTGGCAGCGTGCCGTTTGGGTTTGCATTGGTTGAGATACGCCGACGTTCGGACGACGTGGCAATGTTCCGTTATCAAAAGGTTACAACGTCCCCGTTTGATACGTTGGAGTTTGATTTAACCGCCGCCGAGGGTTCCGGGGCAACCGGAACAATGCACGCCGATATGAAAAGTTATAATATATACGCCCGGTATTTGTGCGACGTGGAGAAAATCAACGACCTAAATACATATCCATTGCCCGCCGATGATATAGTTGATAATAACCGTAATTATAGGCGTGCGATTGGTTACGCAATCGACGTGGCGTTTATTTCAAACAACTTTTCAGATACCCCGACCGAGTGGGGATTAGCGGACAACGGAAAGTATTTTGCGCCGCCTTATTCCATATACGGACAAACGTTTTATCCAATCGCCCGGTCAACGTGGCGTTATGCGTCGTTGTGGTTTGGGTTTTATTTGATGGATTGGATATTAGAGGAAAAAGCACGAAAAGCATATACTTTGCGGGATGCGTTCCCGGTTGCGTCTTGTATATCCGTTTTGCTCAATCAGATTGCACCGGGTATAACACACGCAGCCACGGCGGAATACAGTCAATTTTTATACAGCGGTAACAACCCAATATCCGGGTTGAATTTCCGTTTGCTTGTATCACAGAAAACCAATATTATAAACGGGGAATATCAGCAACCCGCACAAAAAGCCCCGACGACCTTACAACAATTTACCAATATGTTACGGGATTGTTTTAAATGTTATTGGTTCATTGAGGACGGCAAATTTAAAATCGAACATATCCAATATTTCCGCAATGGCGGTTCCTATTCCGGCGGGGCTATATTAAGCCACGATTTGACAAAGGAATTGAATTTGCGCAACGGGAAACCGTGGGCGTTCAACACGTCGGAATATTCGTTTGATAAGGTCGATTTGCCGGAACGTTACCAATTTGAATGGATGGACGACGTTACGGCGGCATTTGAAGGGTTGCCGATACAAGTAATAAGCAAGTATGTAACGCCCGGAAAGGTTGAGGAAATTAATATATCAAACTTTACGTCCGATATTGATATGATGTTGTTAAACCCCGGCAATATGAGTTCGGACGGGTTCGCCTTGTTTGCCGCCGTTCCGCCAACGTCCGGGTCGCAATGGATATTACCATTTACCCGCCAAACTATTAACGGGGTCGAATACATTTTGCAAAACGGATATTTGGCGTTTATCAATCTGCAATCCCCGTATTGGTTATATGATTTACCCGCCCGTAGTGTATCAATAAACGGTTCCGAGGTTTACGCATACGGTATTGAGAGAAAGAAGAAACAAACGTTTAGTTTTCCGGCAAATGACGACCCAAACCCGATGCAACTAATAAAAACGTATATCGGTAACGGTCAAGTTGATAAATTAAGCGTAAATTTGTATAGTCGAAACATTAAAGCAACGTTGAAATATGATACAGAATAACAATATAAGCGTATTGCCGTGGTACACGTCAATAATTGAACAGAACCATAGAAAAAGTTACGCATACGGCGCAATTTACCCGTTATTTGCCCCGGCTGATAGATTGTTGCCGTTTCAGATAATAAGAAACACACGGTCAAATACTGTTACGTCAGTGGTATTGTATGAAAAGACCGGAAAGCGAGTTGCAAACATAACAAGGTACATGAAAGAAACCGGATTGCAGATTTTCCGGTTTCAAACGTTGGGTTATGATGTTATATTGTACCCGTCAATTTTACCCATGCCATTAAATCAGTTGGACGGAATATATTATATGACGTTATCGGATGGCGTGCAAACATGGTATTCTGAAATGTTCACGGTTGTACAAGATGTTTCCGGTTACTTAAAAATACAATGGTGGGATATAGAAAATTTGGTATTTGACGCCGGGCAAATAGTCTATAAAAACCCGGATTTCAAAAATACGTTGTACCTTTGTACAGAGTTGGGAAAACCGGATTATGAATTTGAAGAGGACGGCGAAGAACGGGACGGGTATTTTTTTCCGGAAAAACAAATATCAGTCAAAACGTTTAAATGTACGATATTGGCACCGGAGTTCCTTTGCGACGTTATGCGTTTTATCCGTATGGCTGATTACATTCATATAACGGATAAATACGGCAGGGAATACGATTGCGACACGTTTCTAATTACCCCAAAATGGCAAACGCAGGGAGATTTGGCGAGCGTCGAAATTGAGTTTAAAACAAATACCGTCGTAAAGAAAATAGGACGTGGCTATATTAAAAGCAATAAAGGAGATTTTAACGGAGATTTCAATAATGATTTCAAAAACAATTAAATTATCGAATTATGGGAAATTATGAACAATTAAAACAAGCGGTTTCCGATGTTATTAAAACAAATGGAAACCAAGAAATTACCGGAACAATAATGCAAAATTCTTTATTGACTATTATTTCAACGGTAGGAGATAATGCTACATTCGCAGGAATTGCAACACCAACAACAAATCCGGGTACACCCGACCAAAACGTTTTTTATTTGGCTTCAGAACCGGGAATTTACACTAATTTCGGAGGTGCTGAATTAACAGACCAAGTAGTTATATTTACCAATAAAAATGGTAATTGGAAAAAACAAAATTCCGGGATTGCAACAAAAGCAAAAGTTTCTGAGTTGGAAACACTTTTTGAAAAAAAAATAGATATAAATATAGGAGGAGGGAAAAGTGTACCTACAAATTTGTATTTTAAAAAAAATGTAAAATATATAATGGAAGTTTCTTCGCCTCAAACTATAAATTTTAATTTTATAATAGGCGATAATATCGATTATATAACTATAAGCGGAAATAATATTATAGAATTTACACCATTAAAGGATGGATATGCAAAATGTTATTTTTTTAATGCGTTTAACGGAAGTATATCTTTTAATGTGAAAATGTATGACGAATTAAATGATAAATTAGAAGGTAATATCTCTTATAATCATATACATAAAACGTATTACATAACTAAAGAAGATATTTGTTTAAACGATATTGATATTTATATTATAAGTAGAAATAAAAACTTAAATTTTGTACAATTATATAAAGCCAATAATAATAATGAAAGTATAGATGGTACAGTTACTACATTATATTCTGTACAAGCTGATGTTTTATACAAAGTAAATATTCCTGCATCTGTTTTGGCGAAAAAAATAGTAATTAATTCGTCAGATACTGATAATGACATTCTTGTTTTTATTAGTAAAAATAGTGATTGCGTATATGATTATATATATCCGTTGATAAACAATTATTACGGTCATGTAATAAAAATAAATCAAAAGACAAAAAACATAGGATTGCCAAAATTGAGATTCAGTGAAGGGGATTCTATTTCGGTAGAAATAGTATCATCTGCAATGATGGATTGGTTGCAATTTTTATTTATAGACGACGAGGGAAATGTATTAGAGCCTGCAAAAACTATATTTAATGTAAAAAATGCAAAATTCAATATAGATATACTTAGTAATGCAAAATACATACGTGTAAATGTAGCTACATCTGAAAACTATGACTACCAAATAAAAATAGCAAAACTTTCTTTGTCTGATAGAATAATATACCAACGGTTATCAATATTTGATGAAACTATTGTTGAAAAAACCGTTACATATCCTTTAGATAGTAAATTTCTTATTCCAAATGATAATATATATGTTAGGATTAAAGCTATTTCAAATCAGTTAAAGTGGATTCAATTCCTTTTTTTATCAAAGGACGAAAGTATTATTGAACCCGCAAAAACAATTTTTAATGTAACACTAGAAGAATTCTATTATACAATACCGAATAATGCTGCATATTTGAAGCTAAATGTAGCAGAGGCTGATACATATAAATATGAGTTAAATATTAATAGAATATCAAATGTAGAGAATGACTTAATTAGAGAAATAGAATTACTGAAAAAAGAGGAAGAAAAAGGCTATAAAGTAATTATAGATGCTTATGCGGTAGGAAATTACACGTCTGACTCAAGTACAAAATTTTACGGAATAGACACCAATGGGAAAAATGCAATACAGAGAGCAATAGAAAGCACTTCAAATGTAAATGGTAAGAAGCTAATACGATGTCATGGTACATTTATTGCAAACACATTGTCAGATTTTACCGTAGAAAATTCACCGTCAATTGCCCCCGATCATGTGTATCATTCATTTGTGTCTGTAAGTGGGTATACAGATATAACATTAAGAGGAGATGGGAAAAATGAAACGTATGTTATAGGAGATTTATCAAATGAAGCGACATCATTTGAACCCGAAAAATATCAAACAATGCAAGCAGAGGCAGACGGATTGGTAGTTGAAGATATGACTATAATTGGGAAAAAAGTAAGATACCCTATACATATCGACAAATCTAGCCCGAATTTAATACCCTCACAGAGTTTGGAAAATACAACTCAGATATTTAATAGAACAAACGTAATTGCGTATAGTGGAGGTCTTGGGAGTGCTTTGGGTATAGGCATAGCATCGGGACAAAAAATAATCCTAAATGATTGCTATGTTAAAAGTTTTTCTGATACAGCAACTTATTATCACGATGGTAGACCATTTTCAAATAGCCCATTGATACAATTTAACAGATGTCAACTTGAATCTGAGGGAGATAAGTTATTTACTTGTCAAGCATCGGGAGCAGTTGTACCATGTTATGTAGAGTTTAATAATTGTACGTATAATAATTATAAAATATTTGTACAAGATGCGTCTTTTAATTTTGGAGAAGATTACAATTATCGTAGTAATATGCGGCTAATAGTAAATGGCGCAGGAAATTCTCCGGCAAAATATGCTCCTGAGTTAAGGACTAAAGTGTTAAAGATTACAGCAATAGATAATACAAAAGATGTTACATTTGATACTAATTGCTCTGCTTTTGATGTATTAATAAAAGGAATTGATATACAATACAAAGAATTTCCAAATGGGTTAATTTACGATAATTCTTATGCGAGAAGAAATAATTATGCTTATGGACTGAAAACAATAAGCTGTGTAGATTATTTTACCATGAAAGATATTTTAGGCAATAGAAGTTCTGCTACAATTGAATTGATTGTTAATGTAGGCAGCGAATCAATAACAATACCTTTTAATAAGGATTATTCGGTTATGAATGATGATGATATTATTGGTGAAATTAATTATGTTCTGAGTGGTAAAGCAAAAGCATCTTTAACAGCAGATAATATAGAGGTTTACCAAAATTTTTCTGATGCTTTTTTGCCTCTAAAGAATACTTCATCGGCATATATTGAAAAAGGTTCTGTTGTTACTAATAATGGTATTGGAGTAGAAAAATGTAAAGGTAATAATAGATTATACGGTATTGCTTTAGACGATATTCGTATTGGTCAATTCGGAAATATTTTGATTAAAGGCGTTATAGGGAAATTATCGGCAGAAACATGGGGGATAAATGCAGAAATATTGAAAGGAAAGTATTTAACAACGGATGTTAGTGGGAATATAATAGTATCTGATATTATTACTAATATATATTGCATAGATAATAATAATGTAATTATAACTTAGTTAAATAAATTTATATATGGAAAGAATATTTAATTGGGAACAATGGCGTATTATTGCCGTTTCAACGGTTAGCCCGTTATTTGGTTATTTAACCCCGACAAAGGGTTTTGTTTATGCGTTAGTAGTAATGTTTGCGTTCAATATTTGGGCGGGAATGAGGGCGGACGGCGTGGCGATTGTGCGATGCAAAAACTTTTCGTTCCGTAAGTTCAAAAACACATTGTGCGAATTGCTTTTGTATCTGTTTATTGTGGAGGCGATTTTTGTAATAATGAAAAATTGCGGCGATGAAAATGCGGCGGTTATCGTGGTAAAATCACTAACATACGTGTTTATGTATGTGTATTTGCAAAATGCGTTCCGCAATCTGATTATTGCGTACCCCCGGAATTTGGCATTACGTATTATTTACCATGTTATCCGTTTGGAGTTTACAAGGTCTTTGCCGTCGCATTTGCGACCGATAATTGACAGATTGGAAAAAGAATTTGGGGACGACCCCGACAAAAACAATAAAAAGAAAGGAGAAAACGAAAATGAGTAAAGTTGTAATTCTTGATGGAGGTCACGGCGTGGATTGTGCCGGGAAACGTTCCCCCATTTGGGGGGACGGTTCCCAATTGTTTGAATGGGAGTTTAACCGTGACATTGTACGCCGTATTGCGGCGATGTTAAAAGCCGATGGCGTAAAGTTTGAAATTTTGGTACCGGAGGAAACCGACGTATCATTGCCGGAACGTTGCCGACGTGCAAACGTTATCCATGCAGATTGCGGCAACAACGCCGTTTTGTTTAGCGTTCACGGGAACGCCGGAGGCGGCACCGGGTGGGAATGTTATACCAGCGTAGGACAAACGAAAGCGGATGCAATCGCAACCGTACTTTGTAATGAGGCGGAAAAAGAGTTTGCCCCGGATGGTTGGAAAATGCGCTTTGACCATACCGACGGCGACCCGGACAAAGAAAACCAATTTTACATTCTGAAACATACGGTTTGCCCGGCGGTATTATCTGAAAACTTTTTCATGGATACCGAAAAAGATTGCCGTTTTATGTTGTCAGACGCCGGGCGTGAACGTATTGCAAAAATTCATTATGAAGCGATAAAACGTATCTTATGAAAAAATATTTAATAATAGCGGCAATTGCTTTGGCGGTTGCCGCCGTTGTCACTATATGGGTGCAACGTTCCCGGATTAATCAGTTAACCGGGGAAAGGGACAAATACAGAACCAACACGGAAACGTTATTGCAGGACGTTTCCCGGTACCAAACAAAAGATAGTTTGAACGCCGCAAAAGTTGGGGTTTTGGAACTGAAATTGTCAGAGTTTGAAAAATACCGGGCGAGCGATGCGGAGTTGATAAAGACGTTGCAGACAAAGAACCGGGAGTTGGAAGCCGTTACAACGGCACAAATGGAAACAATAACCAAATTACGTGGAACCGTACGGGACAGCGTTGTATATTTGCCCGGCGATACGGTTACGACTGTATTACGTTGTATTGAGTATTCCGACAAATGGGTTGATTTTGACGGATGTATTAAAAATAATACGTTTTCGGGCAAAATTATAACACGGGATAGCCTTTTAATAACGGAAACTGTGCAATATAAGCGTTGGTTAGGTTTTTTATGGAAAACAAAACGGATAAAAAACCGTGAATTTGATATTGTTTCAAAAAATCCACATACAAAAATTACCGGGTTTGAGGTTATAACAATCGAAAAATAACTATATTTGCGGCAAACGGGGATAGTTCGGAGTAGCTACCGGATGAAAAAAGATGCAACCACTTTTCCCCGTTTCCCTTTTTTTTGGTTGCTTACTTAAATGGTTGTATAATGGAAATTTGGAAAGATGTACCCGGATATATAGGGTTGTATAAAGTGAGTAATTACGGGCGTATAAAAAGCAAGTCGCATACTTTGTGCCGTCTTATCGGAAAGAATGGATTGCCGAGAACCCCGCCGACGAATGGATTGCCCGCAATGTTAATTGGGCAACCGAACGCCAAAAGGAATTAAACGCAATCGCATATTTACAGCCGGGGGAATAACCCCGGCTTTGCCTGTTATGGATATACGATTGACAGAGGAACAACGGGAAATATTGAGCGGTCGAATTTGCCCGTATTGCCACGTTCCGACCGAGTACAAAAATAGTATTGAGGTTTACGGCGTTGATTATGGAATGATTTATTATTGTCCCCAATGCGGGGCGTATGTGGGTGTTCATAAGGGAACCGACCGGGCAAAGGGTCGATTGGCAAACGCCGAGTTGCGCCGATGTAAGATTGAAGCGCACCGATATTTTGATGAATTGTACAAACGTGGACTAATGAAGCGACGGGAGGCGTACAAATGGTTATCCGACCAATTGGGATTACCCCCGGAATATACGCATATTGGAATGTTTAACCCCGAAACGTGCGCAAAGGTCGTGGACGTTTCAAAAAAGTATTTATTAACCATGCGATTTGCATTAAGACGACAGGATAAAATAAAAGCGCATTTTGAACCCAACGGGGACGAAATGTTGAATCGAATAAAAGAGAGTTTAACCCGGTATTTTTCCGCCGACCGTTCGGAGTTCCCGGAGGGGTTCCGGGATATTGAAAGCGATTATAACCAATTGCCGGGGGAACCGTACCCAACTATTGCAATAAACGATGTCGGAAACGCCAACCGTATGATTGAGTTCTATGTTACCGGGAAACAATACGACGTTTACCATGTAGCATTTAAGGGATTTACAAAGGGTTAATATATGGGAATGATAAAAAGAAATTGCGATAATTGCGGCAAAGAATACAACGCCGATACCCGCAATTTGCGTCGGGGTTGGGGGCGTTGTTGTTGTAAGAGTTGCGCCGCCCAATTGAGAGAAAAGAGAAAACCGGGATATAATCCGAAACGGGTTGCAATAAATAACGTCCGGCGTCAATGTTGGACGGATTGCCCGGAAACGGAACGTTACCCGTTTAGTTATGACGGGGCGGATTTCGACCAATGGGGAGATTGCGAATTTGGAATACATGATTAAAACGAGAATATGGAAAGCGTAATTATTGAGGAAATAACCGACCAAACGGGATATTATGGCGATATATACCGATTTTGTTATTGTGCGGCGCAAATGGCGTTGGAAAAGATGAACCCCCGGACGTAACAGATACGCCGGGGGTTCGGTACGCAGTAACCGAGAGCGATTTTTGGTAATGCGGTAATGCAAAGGTAGGTTAAAAATCGGATATTTCACGCACCCGGAAAAAATGATTTCGCAAAACAAAGATTATATTTTTGGTAATTAAAAAAATCTTTCTACCTTTGCAGAACAAAAGATTAACAGCCTACCCGGAGGGATACCGGGAAATGATATGAAAATAAAAGAAAGTGAGCAATTAAAGATGTTGGCGACCGAAAGCGGGAAAACAGCCAACCAAGTATCCGAAACAATCGTTACGGAGTTAATCAACAAACAGATTATCGAGAACATAAGCGACAATTGGGGGTTCCCGGTCGCCGATTGTTACGAACGGGATGTTACCGTTGTGGAAATGGTGGACGTTATCCGGGCAATTGGTATTTCCCCGGTTCGTTCCGTCCATTTGGACGCCCTGTTGGAATGTGTATTGATTGGCGACGATGATTGCCCGGAGTGTGGCGGGGAAATGGAGGTTACAGACGGAGAGTATAGACGTACCGGAGGCGACGGATATTTGACCCCGCTGGAATATAGCCCGATTTGGGAGGAAAAAACGTGCCGCAATTGCGGATACAAAGAGAGCAACGAACCAAGTTATTAACAAAAAAATTTAAGTTATGGCATTGAGATTAAGAGTAAACGAAGCAATCGCCCGTTCCGAGGCGAACGGGAAAAAGGTTTTGAAAAAAGACATTGCCGCCCGTCTTTTTGAGGGTGCAAGCGAGAGCGCACAACAGGTAAATATGACGAATTTATGTAACGGCACGACCAAACGGATTGTCCCGGAATGGGTCGTTATTCTTTGCGAAATGTTGGATTGTACGGCGGATTACCTGTTTGGCATGGAGGGCGGAAACAATGAAAAGTAAGTTTATCGAATGGTTGGAAGCCGCCGCCGAAACCATGTTTTCCGGGTTGTTTCAAGCGAAAGCCCTAATTGTTACGTTTGGCGCATTGGGGTTATGTTGTTTGATTGGCGCATTTTGGAACCCGTGGCAATTGTTATTTGCGGCAATGTGCGCCGCAATGGTATTATGTGGAATTTCAGAATATAAAAAGTACAAGTAATGAGAGCAAAGAGCGATAAACCGGGCGACCCGGTAAAAGAGGTTGCGGGAACCGTCGGCAATGTTGCCCCGGATATGTTCCCGGAGATTAACGAGGAACAACAAAAGATTATTCCCCCGTTCGTTGATGTTCAACCGGAACAACCAACCGGAGTGTTTGAGATAATACCGGGCATGACGGTTGAGGAAATGGCGGCAATGTTTTTCGACGAAAAAACATTGATTGAACCCCCGTATAAGGTTTGGCAGTTAAACAGCAAGGGACACCGATATTATTACCGATATGACGACGCCGGGAACCCGGAGTTTTTCCCGTCGGTTACAACTATATTGTCCCAAACATTACCCAAAGCCCCGCACCTTATAAATTGGATTGCGAACAAAGGCATTGAGGAAGCCGAGCGATACAAAGGCGAACGGGCGGCGTATGGAACGTTTATGCACGCCGCATTTGAGGAATTATTGATTAACCGGGCGTATGATTTGGACGGACTGAAAGGCAAACTAAAAGAATACATTGAGGTTTACCGATTGCCGGACGACTTTATTTATTACGCTGACGATTTGAAAAAGGACGTATTGGCTTTTGCGCAATTCGTGTTGGATTATGATGTACGACCGTTAGCCGTTGAAATTGCGTTGGTACACCCGTATTACAAGTATGCCGGAATGATTGATTGCCCGTGTACCATGCGGGCAAAGATTGGAAGCGACGACCGGATTAACGCAATTGTCGATTTCAAAAGCGGGCGCAAAGGATTTTACGAAGAAGCGGAAATTCAGTTGCATTTATATGCGATGATGTGGAACGAAAATTTCCCGGATATTCCGATTGACCGTGTTTTCAATTTTAGCCCGAAAGATTGGCGAAAGAAACCGACGTACAATTTGAAAGACCAAACAGACAGCCCGAACGCAAAGAAAATCCCGTATCTTTTGGAGTTGGCAGCAATTGAGGACGAAAAACGGGATAATACATTTACGGCGGTTTCCGGGGAAATATCATTGGATAACGAACCGGATTTGACAAACAATATTGTTTCGCTGACGTTGGCGGAACTTGTTAAAAGCAAAGCCCCGGCGGAAAAGAAAAAGCCGGAACCGGAAAAAGCCGTTACCGTTGAGGATTTGAAGAAAGACCCGGAACCCGAACCACAACCGGAACCGGAGGAAAATAAAACCAAGACCGTAAAGAGAACCACACGAAAAACGGCAAAAACGGCGGAAAACAAGCCCGTCAAGGAAAAGAAAACCGCAAAACGTACAATTGCACAAAAAAAAGAAAAAGCGGCTAAAATCGAAGAAAAACAGCCTAAAAAGCCGGAAACCGTGACAAAGAAAGATTTGTTGAATACTGAAATTGATATTTGATTGTAAAAAAAGTAGTATATTGCGATGGGGATAGGTCGGAGTAGCTACCGACTGAAAGGGTAAGCCAACAGCCCTTCCCCATTTCTAAATTGTTGGCATATCTAAAAGTTGGCATTATGGAAAATGAGATTTGGAAAGATATTCCCGGATTTGATGGGTATTATCAAGTTAGTAATTATGGCAGGGTTAAATCAATGTACTTTAATGCAAAGAAGACATTAGGATATAACATAAAATTAAACCCCAAGATAATAAAGAATGGTGTTGATAGACATGGCTATTTATTTGTTAGATTATATTTAGGAAACAAAATTAAAAGATATTCAATTCATAGACTTGTTGCGCTTTTATTTGTACCAAACCCCAATAATCTATCAGAAGTAAACCATAAAGATGAAAATCCGAAAAACAATTATGCTTGTAATTTAGAATGGTGTTCTCATAAATATAATATGAATTATGGAACAAAAATAAAAAGGCAGGCAGAAAAGATACAAACGCCCGTTTCCCAATATGATATGAAAGGGAAATATATAAAAACGTATAAAAGTATAAAGCAAGCACACGAAGAAACGGGAATAGATAAAACGGGTATCAGTATGTGTTCAAGAAGATTGTTAAGAACGTCCGGAGGATATATTTGGAAGAAAGGAGGAAAAAATGAAAGGTAGAATAATGCGTAATGAACCAATAAATAGAATATCATTACCTATAATTGGGAAAATAAAAGTTGGCGTAAAAGATGAAAAGGGATTACCTAAAAGTATAGATTATTTTGTAAGCACCGGGAAATATGCAGGATTATTTAAGAAAGCATACGGAGAGAAGCCGCAAACAATACAAATAGTATTTGCCTATGATGAACCGGAAAAGTCATGCCGGGAAGAATATCAATATAGGGACGATGCGGGTAAATTGGTTGCATACGGCGACGGGGAAACGTTCTTTGTATGGAACGGGAAACAATATGCACAATACAGTACAAAAGATTATCCCGATTTAATGGCAGGCGTTGCGCAAAAACACCCAAACCGGGCTGTTAAGAATGGCGGCGACGGATGGATTGTAACGTTAACCGTAACTTTCATTATTCCGTTGGTGCGTGGCGTTGGCGGGGTTTGGCAGTTTACGACAAAGGGAACAGCGTCAACAATACCAAATATCCGTGATACATTCGACGCCATATTAGCAGAAAAGCAATTTGTAAAAGGAATTATCTTTGACATGAACGTACAATTTGCGGTATCGCAAAAGCCCGGCGACCGTTCCCGTTATCCGGTCGTTACGATTGTTCCGAACGAAAGCGAGGGAAATTTATTCAAAGTAAAAGAAGCATTTAAGCCCGTACAGTTGTTGGAATAAAAAAAAAGTATTATATTTGTGGCGTAAAACAATCGACCGTTACCGATTGAAAGATATTTGCTAATTAGCTACAAAGCCCCTTTTAGATGTGTAACGGCTCTAATTGGGGCTTTTCTTTTTTAATTATGACTTACAATATTTTGATTGACCAAAGATTCGCCGTTGCAAATGAACTGACTATTGTTCAAACAACAACGCTTGCAGCGTGTATGACATTGCCAACGTGGACTAATACAATTACGGTTGATGGCATTGTTTGGTATCAATATTCAGAAACAAAAATGGTAGATGATTTTCCGTTGCTTTTTTCAATCCCTAAAAGAGTTTACAAAAACATTAAAGAACTTGCAGACAGAGGATTTATTGAGTTGAGTTCTTTTGGGAAAACAAAGTATCTAAGATTTACAGAAAAATGTAAAACATGGAACAGAAGCGAAACGGACTTTAATCAGTCCGAAAACGGACTACAAGACTATAATATTAATATACAGCAGTCCGAAAACGGACTAAACAACAGTCCGAAAACGGACTTTAATCAGTCCGAAAACGGACTACAATACTATAATATTAATAACACTATGAAGAAAGAGGCTAAAGCCTCAAAAGAAAATCCAAACGGATTTTCACAAGACAATTTTTCAAACGAAGAAAAAACAGTTAAAGCAAGTATTGTTTATGGGTTTACCCCGGAATTGTTGGACGTCAGAAAACAAGTAATTGATAAAGTTGATAATTACTTTGCAAAACTTGTATTCCCATTTGATAGCGATGAATTTAAACGGAACTTTTATATTTTGATGTGTCAACCGAAATGGAGAACGTCGCAAAAGAGTTTTTCAGCGATACAAGCAAACTTAAATGGTTTGAGTAAATACCCGGAAGAATTTGCGCTGATTCTGATAAAAGAAAGCATTTCAAAAGGTTGGGCGGCGTTAGAATATGATTCAACCCCCGAAAAATACGAAAAATGGGAAAAAATGAAACGTTCCGTAAAGACAGAGCAGCAAAGCAGCAAAGAAATTGCGGATATGATGAAGTATTTAAACAATGATTTTGATTGATATGGGAGCTATTGAAAAAAAAGAAAATACGGCTTTAGAAATATATAATACCAAGCCCGGAACAAAAGCCATTGAAGTACGCCGTAGAATGATGCAATTACCGGAGGTTGCCAAATCGTTATCCGGGGTCGAAAAGTACATTTTCGCCGCCTCAACGAAAATGCAAATTGCCGATATTGACGACGGCACGTTGGTTGCGAAAACCGGGCAAATGTTCCGGTTTATTGCAATGGACGTCGGGTATATAATCCCGACCAATTCGGAAGATTGGACGTACATTTGTACCCGGTTGTTGGATATACTCAAAAAATACTATTCGCAAATGACGTTGGCGGATATAAAGTTGGCATTTGAATTGGCGACGACCGGGGAATTGGACGACTATTTGCCAAAGGATAGGGACGGGAACGCAGAACGGAAACATTACCAACAGTTTAACGCCGATTATTTCGCAAAGATATTGAACGCATACCGCCGGAAACAAAACGGGGTTATACATAAAGCGTATAAGGCATTGCCGGAGCCGAAAAAGGAATTGACGCCGGAGGAAAAACGGTATTATCACAACCAAACCGTCGCCCGATGTAGGGAGGTATTTTTGCAATACAAATATACCGGGCGGTTTGTGTTGGGGATTACTGACGGAATGTTGATATATGATTGGTTGCGAAAGTTGGGTTTTGCCAATGAGGTTGCCGGAACCGAGGACGACCGCAAACAAGCATTTGCCCGATATATGCAACGTGTCGCCCGTGGGTTCGTCAACAAATACGAAGCGTTCCACGTCCAACGAAAGGTAACCGACGCACCGGAATTGGATTTTACGGCGTATGAGATTGCGAGGGACAAAGAGATAAAACGCACGTTCGACCGTATGATTGCGGACGAATTGCAGATTGATAACTATTTAGATTTTTGGAAATGAACAAAATAACGATTGATTGTATTATAGGCATTGACCCCGGAAAAACCGGGGGGATTGCCGTTTGGCGTCCGAACCACAAAACCGAGGTTATTAAAATGCCGGGCGACCTTATGGAGTTGAAACAATGGTTTGAGTACATGAAAAGTATTTGCCGTCCGTTGGTATTCGTCGAAAAGGTGCAATTGCGCCCGGATGATATAACCGACAACCCCGGTAAGGCGTTCCGGGTTCAAAAACTGTTATCCGAGTTTGAAAAACTGAAAACAATTATTGCCATGTGCGACGTACCGTTTGTTTTGGTACACCCACAAAAATGGCAAAACGAATTGAAATTGCGGGTTAAGGGGGAGGAAAAGCCGGAGCGAAAAAAGCGATACCAACGAGCCGCCGCCGATTATTACCCCGATGTTAAGGCGACGTTGTGGAACGCCGACGCCCTTATGATAATGCACTTTGGACGGTACATTTTGCACAACAACCCCCGTTGGGTTTTGGAGAATTTGCCCGCCCCGATGCACGACCGTTTATTTTAAGCCCCGTATTTCGATTATTTTGAAAGTATGGCAGACGAAAACAAAAGCCCGCAAATCGAAAATACGGCGAAAATAACGTTGGAAGAATTGGCGTACATGGTTAAACAGATGCGCCACAACCAACGGAGGTGCGAACGGAACCCAACGCCGGAAAAGATTGCAACCCGGACGGCATGGGAACAAAAAGTTGACGGCGTTATTGCCGTCTTAACAGATACGCAAATGAAATTATTTTGATTTTATCCCGGTACGACTTGCGCCGTATCGGGATTTTTTTTGCCCTAACACGAAAATAAAAAGAAAAAATTTTGGTAATTAAAATATTCCCCGTATTTTTGTGGCATGAAATAACAACGACCGGGCGTTTTCCCGGTAATGCTAAAAAAATAAAAGCAATGAGAGCGAAAACAACAATCAGCGATTTCCGGTTTGAGTTTGCCGGGTACGGACATTACAAAGTAACTTACACGTCGCCCGTTACGGGTAAAAGTTGGACGGCAAAAACAAATGATATGCCGTTAATTGATGCGACAAAGAACGCCGACGACCCCAAACGTTGCGATTTGGAAACCCTTAAACGAATTTGCAAAAATGGATAAGGACGAATTGGGAGCCGTTCGCCATGCAATGACGGCAAAAGAGTTGAACGACCTGTATAAGCGTTTGGAAAACTTTATTGCCGATTGCACCCGGTCGGAGGTTGACGCCAACCGGGATGCGCTTAACAAGGTGCAAAGCATGATACACCAAAGAATGATATTAACAAACAAATAAGTAGTAACCGCCGGGGGCAACCCCGGCATAAAAAGAGCGATAAAATGATTATCAAAAAATTAGAGTTGTCGAATTTCCAAGTAATTAAGGAGTTCAACGCAGATTTTGAGGGTAATGTATATTTCATTACCGGGGACAATGAGTTGGGAAAATCCACGCTATTAAAGGCAATCGGGGCGTTGTTGACCGGGAACCGGGACGCCGTGTTGCGTAATGGCGAGGACAAAGGGTTTGCCAAAATGGTTGTCGGCGACGACGGCGAGGAATACGACGTTGAATTGCGGTTTACCAAAGCCAACCCCCGTGGTACGTTATCAATCAAACAGAAAACAACCGGGATGCGGTCGGATAACGTAAGTATGTTGCAAAAGGTTTTCGGATATACGGATTTTGACGCCGTGGAGTTTTCCCGGTGGTCTGAAACCGCCGAGGGTCGCCGAAAGCAAGTGCAATACGTCCGGGAATTGTTGCCGGAGAATGTGCAAAAACGTATTGCCGAGATTGACGCCGAGGTTATGACCGTTAAGGAGAAAAGAAAGGACGCCAACGCCGAGGTCAAGACGTACACGACCATTTGCGCCGCCGCCGAAAAGCAGTTGAAACCGGGCGACGTCAAAACGTATGCCGAGAAAATCGACATTGCCGATTTAATGGAGGAACAAAACGAGAACGCCCGGTTGATTGAGAAAGCGAAAACCGTGCGTACCGCATTGCAAACCCGGACGGAACAATTGGAGGCAATCCCCGGTCGTATCAAAGCCGCCGAGGAAACCAAGAATACAGAGATTGACGCCGCAATAAAGTATGAGGCGGAAGCCCAAGCCGAATACGACCGTATTGTTGCCGAGGCAAAAAAGGCATTGGAAGCGGCAAAGAAAAAGAGCAAAGCGGATGCGAAAGCCGCCGCCGACAAATACGACGAAACATTGGCGCAAATCCAAACGGATAAAGCCGATTACGAAACCCGTAAGAACAACGCCGCCGCATGGTTGGCAAAGTACGAGGAAAATAACCCGGAGAATTTGGATACAGCCGAACGCCTCAAACAAGCCGAGGAACACAACAAAATAAATGCGTTGGTTGTGGACTATCTGACGAAGAAAAAGCAAAAGGAAGCCGCCGAAAAAGTCGCCCAAACCCACGAAAAAAAGTTGTCGGATTTGCTCAAAGAGCGGGAAAACCTTATTGCGAAATCGGAATTGCCGATTGCCGGGTTGACGTTCACGGACGACGGATTGGAGTTAAACGGCGTTCCTTTCGTCGCCGGGAAAGTGTCGGATAGTCAGATAATGGAGGTTGCCGCAAAATTGATTATCGCAAGCAATCCAACCGTTAAGGTATTCCGCATTGCGAGGGGCGAAAGTTTGGGCGCAAAACGTCTGCAATCCCTTATCGAATTAGCCCGGAAAGAAGGCTATCAAGGATTTATCGAGGAAGTCAAGCGAGGACAGGACGATTTAATTATTGAGGAATACAGCGAAACCGAGTAATTAACCGGGGGCGTCGGTTCCCCGGCGTCCCTTAAACAAAACAATATGGAAGTTAAAGAAATGACAATTGCGGACGTGTTGAAAACACCCGCTTTTTATAATAATCTGAAAGTGGTTATTTCCGATTTGGAAAACACCCGCAGAAAAGCCGGAATGATGGCGGACGCACCATTGAAGCGGCACCCGATAGACCGTTTGCAGGAACGAGGAGTTTTTGAACCGGGACAAATGACGGTATTGTATGCAAATGCAATGGATAAGAAGTTGCAGGGATATTCAAGCAGCGAAAGAAAGTTTATATTGGAAGTTGGCGGCGAAGCGTTTAATAAGACAATGAAAAAATTAATAGCCGATGAAAAAGCGAGAAATAACAGCGACGGGGACGATAAATAATAACGGCGGGTTGGCAATGTACATGGGCGAATTAAACGAATTTTTCAAGGGTTGGAAAGGTTCCCGGATAATTGCCCGGTTTATTGTTGCGTCGCCCGGTTCGTCCGAGGCTTTGAAAGGCTATTATTTCAACTATGTTGTACCCACGTTCCGACACGCTATTTGGGAGGCGGGCGAACGTCTTACGGAGGAACAAACGGAACGGAGGTTGCGGGAGTTTTCCCCAATTATGTACGTCGAGCGGGTCAACGAGGAAACCGGGAAATATTCCCACGAATTGCGCACCGTGGCGGAATTGTCGAACGCCGAGTTAATCGAGCATATCGAAACACTCAAACAGATTGCCGCCGAGGAATACAACACGTATATTGACGACCCCCGAACGTTGTAAGGTATGTTTTGCAAGTGTAACGGAAAGCGTAAGAATTACCCGTTGGCGGGTTGGCGGATTATTCGCCACGAATACACGCCAAAGCATTACAGCCGGATAAAGTGTTTGCGTTGCGGGTGCGTTTGGATTACACGGGCAAAATATGTTGAGCAAACGCCCAACAACGACGGGCAAAAACGATTATTTTAACGAACAAAAAAAAGTAACGAGAGTATGAAATTTGAATTAAAAGACATTTGTTTTTTCGATTGCGAAACAACAGGAGTACCCGCAAAGGGTTTGAAATGGGATGCGGATTTTAACCAATTCCCGCACGTCGTACAATTGGCGTGGGCGTTCGGCGACAAAGAACGCAGTTTTATAATTAAGCCGGACAATTACGAGATACCGCCGGAAACAACCGCAATACACGGGATAACGACCGAACGGGCAATTGCCGAGGGTGTACCGTTTGCCGAGGTTATCGACGAATTTTTGACGGATGCCGCCGCCGCACCGCTTGTATGTGCGCACAACATTTATTTCGATACGTCGATGTTGAAAGCGAACATTTTGCGTTATTGCGGCAAAGAGTATTACGACGCCAAAGCCGAGGACGCATTGCATAAGGGAAAGCGCATTGATACAATGATGAAAACTATTAAATTTGTCGGCGCATTGTATCAGAATGGCAAACCGGGAAAATTCCCCAAATTGGAGGAATTATTTGCAAAGTTGTTCCCCGGCGAAACATTCCCGGCGCACGACGCATTACAGGACGTTAAGGCATTACGCCGATGCGTCCCGGAATTGGTCGAATTGGGGATTATCGAGTTGAAGCAAAAGGAATACCCGGCGGAACAACTCAAAGCGAAATTTGAGCCGGAAAAGTCCGGAAACGGGGGCATTGAGTTTTACGACCCGAACCCCGTAACGGAGCCAATCGGAACCGGGAACCCCAAGCGGGAACCCGTACCGGAACCGGAACCAATCCCGGAACCTCAACGCCCGGCGGTCGCCCGGAATAAGACGACAAAGGATTTGTTGGACGAAACAGATTTTTAGAATATGGCAAAGCGAACGAAAGACGAATTTACACGGGATTGGATAATTGCAAATTCCGTTGAGATTTTGAGCCGATACGAACCCGGAGTTTTGACAATCCGTGCGTTGCATTATCAATTGGTTAGTATCGGCATGACGAACACGTTGCAACATTACAAACGTGTCGTCGCCGCAATGGAGGTCGCCCGGTGGGACGGTCGGGTTGATTTTGAGGCGTTCAGCGACCGAGATAGGGCAATGTGTGGTTATACCCACGCCGAGCCAACCAATTTGGAGGACAAACAGGACGAAGCAAAACAACAGGTTCGGGCGTGGATGCGTTCGTATGGGAAAAACCGTTGGGAAAATCAACCCTATTATCCCGAAATACTTATTGAAAAGAAAGCATTGGAGGGCGTTTTTGCGAAACCGTGCGCCAAATGGGGCATTGCGGTTGGTGCTTGCAAAGGGTATCCGTCGTTGACGTTCTTATATGAATTGTCCGAGCGTATGCGGGACGCCATAAGCAACGGGAAACAACCTATAATCCTGTATTTCGGAGATTACGACCCGTCCGGGGAAGATATACCCCGGTCAATTGGCGAGAATTTGGAGAAATTCGGGGTTTACGGGGTTGAAATACGCCGTATTGCCCTAATGGAACAACAGGTTATCGAATGGGGATTGCCGCCCGCCCCGGCAAAGGAAACAGACAGCCGGACGGCAAATTGGGACGGATTGGGACAGGTCGAATTAGACGCCGTTAAGCCGGAAAAATTGATTGCTTTGTTGGACGATGCGATTAACGAGATATTCGACCAAGATTTGTACGACGAATTGATTGCAACGGAAGCCGAGGAACGGGAATTGTTCCAAGCCGAGTTAAAACGATACGTTGAGGAAGATTTGTAAAACCGAGCCGGGCGGTTCCCGGCAACAAATAAATTATCAAAAAATGAGCGAGAAAAAAGAAACCGCAAACGTAATGCCGATACCGTCGGAAAAGTCGTTTGCATTATCGAAAGTCAAGACGTTAAAAGACGGCGGGTTGGATGTTCATTATGAAGTTACCGAAACAATCGGCAACGAAAGTTATACGAACAAATACCACGTCGAGAGCGCAAAGGACATACACCCCGATTTGCGGGAATGTTTCGACCGCTTGCGCCCAATCATGGGACGTATTTTCAATATCACGTCCTTTTTGTCAATGGTCGAAACCGACGATTTTAAGGCGAACAAGAACCAAAAGGAGGTCGCCCGCAATTTCGCCGACGAAATGTTGAAAAACATTGAGGTTCGGGGCGTGTCCTATTCCGGTCAAGACGATAACGTTGGGGTCGTCCTTACGGGATTGTTCACGGTATCCAACAACCAAAAGACGGCGATAAATTCGCCCCGTCTGAAATTCAATACCGAAACGTTCGGTTTTGAGGAGGAATTGGAAGAAATCGTTGCGGACATTGAAAACGAGGTTTACGCATTTTTGTTCAAAGGCAAAAAGGCGCAATTGGAATTGTTCGGGGCTGACGGCGAACCCGCACCGGGTTTGGTCGCAGAGCCGGAAAAGGAGGACGGATTGTTCCCGGAGGTCGGCGACCCGGCTAACGAGGACGACCCGGAGGACGAAACGGCGGATATGTAAGCAATGGAGCCGATATTGCTAACAGACCGGGAAGAATACCAATTTGTAACCGATAGGGGGTTTTGCCCCCTATTGGATTACAAGCGGTTTACAATGGATATTCGGTTGCGTGTCGAAATCCAACGGGAATTGTTCGGGCATTGCGTTTTTGGTCGTGGGAATATCCCACAGGCAAACGAACGGTTTTTCCGGTGGGTTTGGGAGCATAAGCCGCACAGATGCGAGGAATGTTTAAAGCCGTTACGGAATTATTCCGCCGTTTATTGTTCGCATATATTGACCCGTGGAGCGTTTCCCGAAATGGCGCATGATTCAAGAAATATAAATATACTATGTTTTGAACATCATTCATGTTGGGAGAATGGGGATAAAACGAAAATGCGTATATATTCCGGCAATATGAGAATGATTGAATTAATGAAAAATGAGTATGCAAATTTGGAAAGATATTGAGGGTTACAAAGGACATTATCAAATTTCTAATTATGGCAATGTTCGTTCCTTAAAAAAGGATGCGTTTCTAATGAAAGGCGGATATTTGAAAGGATATAAAATAATTAGTTTATGGAAAAATGGAACCGGGAAAATGTTCCGTGTTCATAGATTAGTTGCGGCGGCTTTCATTCCGAACCCGGAAAACAAACCATGTATCGACCATATCGACGGCGACCGAGCCAATAACCATGCAGATAATTTGCGTTGGGTTACGGTTAAAGAAAATCAGAATAACCCAATAACAAAATCTAAATGGATTGGAAAAAAAGCGAAACCGCACCACGAAAAAGCGGTTGAGCAAATAAAAAACGGTATTGTTGTAAATGTATTTGTTAGCATACAAGAAGCCGCCCGAAAAGGCAATTTTTCGGCAACGGCAATTTGTAAGGTATGTAAAGGGAAAGGAAATTTGCATAAGTGTTATAAATGGAGATATAAAAAATGAGAATCAAAAAGAGGCAACCCGATTACGGGGCAATTTCCCGCCGTTCAATCAAAAATGATTTCAGACGGGTACAAACATACCCGGAAAGGGAGAAACGCCCGCAAATCGAAAATCCGCCCGAAATAAATGCAGAAAGACGGGTTTTGTTTGTTGGCGAAAATTCAGGTTATTACAAATTGCGTTCTTTCATTGTTGGTAAATTGGTTCGATTAGTTCAAAAATCAAGCGTCGGCGGTTGGGTTTGTGAGTTCGTACACGACGACGACCGAAAAGCGATAAACCATGCCGCCGGATGGTCGGACAATAAGAAACAATATTTGTTGGATTGCGTAAAATTCAAGTGACATGAAAATAAAATCAAAAACCGGATATAAAATTGCGTTATACACGTTCGTGACGTTAACGGTTGCGTCTTATATGTGGGCGTTGTATAGTATCATTGTTTGGATAATTAAAGCGTTTTTTGTATGAGTGTAAACAAGGTTATTTTGATGGGACATACCGGGAAAGCCCCGGATTTTAGGGAGTTCGACAACGGGGGTTGCGTGGCGACCTTTTCGTTGGCAACCACGAAACGAGGTTATACCACAAAGGACGGGCGGCAAATCCCGGAGCATACCGAATGGCATAACGTCGTATTGCAAAACGGGTTGGCAAAGGTCGCCAATCAGTACGTCAAAAAGGGCGACAAACTGTATATTGAGGGCGAATTGAGAACCCGGAGTTATGACGATGCGCAAGGCGTCAAACGGTATGTTACCGAGATAGTCGCAACCAATATGGAAATGTTGACCCCGAAAGCGACCGGAGCCGGGGCGCAAGTACCGCCGCCGCCCGTGCCGGATGCACCCGCCCCCGACGGAAACGACGATTTACCATTTTAAGCCGTTGACGATATGGGAGCGATAAACGGACGGGTTATTTACAGCCCAAAAGGTAAAGCCGGGGAATACGCCGAGAACGCCGCCAATTTCTTTGTCGGTTGTTCCAACGGTTGTACTTACTGTTATTTGCGCAAAGGTCGTGGAGCAAAGGTATTGGGAGGCAGTCGCCCGGAGTTGAAAAAGACGTTGCGGGAATATCCATACGCTTTGGATATTTTCAAAAACGAATTGTTGGCGCATAAGGAGGAATTGCAGAAAACGGGGTTATTCTTTTCGTTCACGACCGACCCGTTGTTGCCGGAAACGGAACGGTTGACCCGTCAAGCGGTCGGCGTATGCCAACGCCACGGCGTCCCGGTTAAGATATTGAGCAAATGCGCCGAGGGGTTGAACCGCTTCATTGATTTTGCCGAGGCGTCCGAGGGTTGGGACGTGTCCCGTATCGCTTTGGGCGCAACGTTGACAGGTTGCGACGAATTGGAGCCGAACGCCGACCCAAATATGATGCGGGTTAATGTGTTGGCACGGGCAAAACGCCACGGGTTCCGCACCTTTGCAAGCGTGGAGCCAATCCCGCCGGGAATGTACGACCGGGCAATTGGGATAATCAAATTGTCGTATCCGTTCGTTGACCTGTATAAAATCGGGTTGCAGAGCGGCGGCAAATATCCGAAACGGGAAATACGATTGATTTACGACACTATTACGGAACATTGGGAGGGACGCCCGGAACAACCCCGTATCTATTGGAAAGATAGTATTGTTAATCCGTTGGGGATTGACCGGGGAGAATTGCCGGGGTATTGTGTCCCTGTTAATTGGGATTTGTTTAACAATGAAAAGTGAAATACGGGTTGAGGTTCCCGCCGATTGCCGATTGGTCGGAGTAAGGACGGACGGCGATGTTGTCGTTATCATTTACGAGCCAATCCAAAACGTCCGGCAAATTGGATTTATCCATTACCCGGAACCCGACGACGAAACCGAGGAACCCGAAAATAAAAAGTAAATATGCAGTACAGCAATAAGGATTACAACCCGGAAAAACACGACCGTTGGCGTGCGTTGACCGTAAAACAGCCATACGCAAATGATTTGGTAACGGAGGCGTACAAGGACGAAAACGGTATTGTTTACGGGAAAAAGACAATTGAAGTTCGGAGCAAAAACACGTCATACCGTGGCGACGTGCTGATATGTTCCGCAGCGTCCCCGGTTTATCCGGGAATGGAAAGCGGCGTTACTTTGGGATTGGTTGAGTTGTACGACGTAAAGCCGATAAAAGAGTTTACGCCGGAGGATTGGGAAAACACCCGCATTCCAAAGGAAAAGAGGGCGAAAATAACAAAGGGGTTCGGATGGATGATGCGCAACCCAAGACGTGTTATTGAAATGCCAATTAAGGGGCAATTGGGTATCTATAATCTCGTATATACAAAAGATTGTATATTGCCGTACCCCGTGGCAATGGTAATGGATAAAAAGGGTTATGAATTAGCAAGAAAGGAGGCACACAATGAGTAAGGACAAACACACCGTCCAAACAGGCATACACGTTGGGCGGGTCGGCGTCTATGTTTACGCCCGTGAGTATTGGCAATATCATAGTTGGCAATTTGGGGTATCCATTGATGCAATAAACGGTTACGACCGTTATGTTGATATTGAGGCGAAAATATTGTTTGTCGGCATTGGCATACGGTTTATATGGATTAAAAGAAAGGTAAAACGATGAAAGCAAAGATTTTATTGTTATCTTTGGCAACGCTTTTGTTGGGGGCGTGTCAAAGCGAGAACGAACCAACGGAAACATTTTATTTACTACAAAAATCCGAGAGCATGGAAGAAAGAAACGAGTTTGTAACGAATACCACGGCGGCAATGATACAGATAAACGCCCCCCGGTATAATTGTGAGATTGTCGAAACCGCATTAGCGGGCGGCGATAGGGTACGAATTTGCGTAAAAGGCGCAAAGGAAGATTTGGACGCATTGTTTGACTATGTAAACGAAGCGGGCAAAGAATGAGAGTAAAGCAACCCCGAACCGTTCGACCCAAATAGAGAATACCGCCCCGGCGAACGTTGCGTTTACCGGGGTATGGTATTGATTGCCGAGATATGGACGGCGGCGGATGCACGATTAGCCAACAACAACCCCGCAATATTTACGCAACGTTGCGTTCGCTGCAAAATCAAAAGGGAAGATTGCCCCGGAATTGGTAGGCAATGCGATAAGTACAACAGAACCGACCGAAAAACGATATTTTGGCGGTTGGCATATCCGAAAACAGTAAGAACGAATAAAAAATTAGAACATGACAGAAAGTAAGTTAAACCCGTTTGATGCGGAATTGTTGGTTATGATTGGCGATATTGCCAAAAGCCAACCGGAGGTCGAGGAAAAACCCGACCGTTACGAAATCACGGTTGACACAACCGAGATACAGGGAAACGCAATTGAAGCACTAAAACAGGCAGTCGCCGGACGATTGGGGAAACGCTTGTTAGTTACCCACACGTTAGACGCCGCCGTTGTTTTCAACGTCGAGTACGACCCGACGGAATACCCGGAACAAATCCGCACCCGGTTAGTTGAGCCGGACGCCACGGCGGGAACCCGATATTGCCGCACGTTGTTAGAAGTTGACGCAATACAGGTACGCCGGGACAATTTGGACGACCTGTTGAGATTTACCGGAGGCGGAACCATGACGATACCGAGAACCCCAAACGGGCGGGCGGTTTATTCGTTCCCCGGACGGCAACGGCATTTTCATTGACGCCCCGGAAACGTACTACATTGTCCGGGAGCCGGACGGACGATTGACAACCCGCCCGGAAAGAGAGTTTAACCGGGAGTTTGAGCCGAAAGGCGTAAGCGTACCGAAAGAACCCGGCGATAAGGGATGCGGGAATTGCGCCAACTTTACAAACGAGGATGTCAACGGGAACGGTTATTGCGAGGCGTTCAAATGCGAACAATCGTGCGGCGTTATGCCGTGTCAAGAGTATAAACCCAAAAATCAATAAAGCGATGAACAAAAGAGAAAAGTTTTTGAAAGAGATTGCCGAGGTTATCAACCGTAATTCTTTGGAGGCGCATTTTAATGATACCCCGGATTACATATTGGCGAAAGTCGCAGTTGAAGCAATGGAGAATTTCGCCGAAGCGTCCGCACGGAGGGACAATTGGCACGGGTTCAAAGAAGCCGATAAGCCGGGCGAGGTTGTGCGGAATGAGGATTGCGACAATTGCCCGGTTCGGGGGATTTGCCCGGAGCATAAGAAGCCGGAGGCGTTCGACGTCCCAAAGGAGGTGCGAGCAGTAGCGGAATTTTTCGGCAAGATGTTCCACGGTTCCAAAGTAGAAATACACCGGGTCGAAGTGCCACGGCGCAACCCACGGGATAAACGCCGGGGAAAGAATAAACGCAACGGGAAAGGAGGGCGCAATATATGAAACCCGTTGAATTTCCCGGCGTGAATGTAGTATTTGCAAAAGACCAACCGGAATACATGCCGTTACCTGCAATGAAAATCCCTAATGACCCGCAGGGGCTTATAATTACCAAATGGCAGTTATCCCCGGAAGAATTGGAGAGAGTAAAAGAAACCGGAACAATACATTTGTCAATGCTGACGTTTAACCAACCATTGCAACCCGTATTGTTAACCGTAGATTTACCAACAGAAAAATAATAAAGTTATGGATAAAGAAACATACGTAAAAAGAATGGCAGAATTAGCCGAGATAAAACAAAAGGATTTGGAGTACAACAGAAAGGAAAGAGAAAAAGCCGCAGAAAGTTACATAACAGAAAATTGTCCGTTTAAAAAAGGCGATAGAATAAAATACAACGGAAAGCCCGGAAAGATAGAAGTTATCAAGGCAGAACACAACGGCAATTTTTCGTATGAAGTTAGGTTTGACAAAAAGGACGGTACGCCGTCAGTTAGGGTAACAAGTGTTTACCCATTGTTGAAAATCGACAAAATGGAAAAAGAATAAAAAACGCCCCGGAATTATAACCGGGGCTTTGCCGTTTAGGTACAGAAACGAAAGAAAGCCAAAATTAGCCCCGTAGGGCGACGAAAATACAAAAGACAATAAAAGTATCAAGTAACAAACGAAACCCGCTTAAAACGAAAATTCCCCGAAAATAACAAGCAAAGGGAAAGCGATGTTTGAGAGGAAAGCAAAGTAAATGGCTTTGCTGTTATAAAAAGGTTTGAAAAATGGAAGCGAGTAAAAGACAAAGGGGCGGACGCCCGAAAATGTGCAAACGAACAAAAGACCAAAGGGAGTTTGATTTGGCTTTTTGTTCAAATCTGTTTTTACGTGGTTACACGTATAGGGAGATTTCGGAAAGACTGAATGAGGAAAACGCCCGGCGTGGCGTCGGTTATACCATAACAAAACAAATGGTATATTGGGATATGCAACAATTGCTAATTGAGTGGAAACGTGAACGTATGGAAAATATAGACGATTACGTTACGCAGGAATTGCGAAAGTTGGATAAAATGGAGGTTGAATTGTGGGAGGCGTGGGAACGTTCAAAGACCGGGAAATTGCGAGAGAAAAACAGACAGAACGCAAAGCCCCGTAAAGTGTTGGAGGATGGCGACAACCCGGAATATTACGGGTATGAGGAAACCACAACGGAAACGTCCGCCGGAAACCCCCGGTTTTTGGATTTGCTTTTGAATGTGCAGCAACGCCGGGCAAAGATGTTGGGATTTGATGCGCCAATAAAAGTTGATATACTGGGAATAAAAGAAAGTATAAATGGCGATGCACCGAAATACGATGTATCAGCAATCCCGGACGACCTATTGTTTGCGGTCGCCGATAAATTGCAAACAGCAGAATATAAAAAACAATTAGCAGAAAAAGGAGTAATTGACGATGGTACGAACAACAAAGAATAATATCAAGAAAAAAGACGAACCGAAACCCGTACACACGTGCGGGAATTGTGGTTGGGGTAAATATTATTACGACCATTCAAATTTGGATATGGACGGGAACCCAATTTGTTTAAAATGCCCGTTTGTCGAAAATCGCAGTATAATACGTTCGGAAAAAGCGTGCGACAAATGGAAAATGAAACAATAAATTGGTTGTTTTTTAAGATTCCCGGTTTTTAAGTCAGAAAAAATACGGGGGTAAGACAAAAATATATGGTCTATTTTTAAGAATTAAACAAAATGGATAAAGAACAATTGCTTAAAATGTATGCAGCATTGAAAAACAACCCCGGCGAGATAGTAAAAGCGGCGGCACGCCATAGGCTGATAAACTTTGCCCGGTACATGCAACCGGATTTGGCTTTGGAACCGTTCCACGTCGTTTATTATACGCTATTGGATAAGTTCGCCCACGGGGAAATAAAAAAAATGATTGTGCAAATGCCGCCTCAACATGGTAAGGAAATATCCGATAATCAGATAGTTGCTACCACTAAAGGGATAAAAAAACATGGTGATTTAATTGTAGGGGATTACGTGTTTGGTAGGGATGGAACCCCGGTTAAAGTATTATGGGTGTCAGAAAAAACAAGAAGCGAATATGTCGTTTCTTTTTCTGATGGGGCAAAGATAGAATGTCATGGTAATCACGAATGGACGGTGTATAATAGATTTCGACAGAAAGAGGAAACTATAGAAACGAAACATATGGCATCCTCCACAATATATAATGGAGATGGAAAAAGAGGAAGCCGATATAAATACCAAGTAGATAGCAATGTTTGCGTAATGTTTGATAGTCGGAATGTAGATTTAGACCCATACGTTTTAGGAGCGTGGCTAGGAGATGGGGATAGCTCATGTGGGATTATACACATTGGCAATAATGATGTTGAAATAATAGGGAATAGTACATATAAGTTCAAAGAAAGTAAGGGCACGACAACACGTAAGTTTTACAGCCCAGAATTGAATATTTTACTAAAAAATAATGGACTAATTAAGAATAAACACGTACCGGATATGTATAAATACAATTCAGTTGAAGTTCGCAAGAATGTGATTGCTGGATTAATTGATACAGATGGGTATGTGTATCACAGAAACGGACGTATAACCATATCCAACACAAACAAGCGGATTATAGACGATGCAGCATTTATATTACGCTCATTAGGTCAGTCTGTAGTTGTGTGTGAATTCAAACCTAGGGTTAGTAGTAGCGGAATAGTAGGGAAGAAGATAGTATATCAACTCTGTTTTAATCCTACAATGACTTTCCCGACAAAAGTAAAACGTAAGAAGATAACGAAATTGTCTATAAATAAGAAGCGTGCTATTGTTTCTATTGAACGAAAGGAGGGCTTGGGCTATGGTAATTGCATCCAAGTAGATGGGGGTATCTATCTGGTTGGAGATACGTTTATTCCTACGCATAATAGTGAGGGTTCAAGCCGGAAGTTGCCCGCTTTCATGTTGGGTTTAAATCCGGACAAAAAGATTTGTATAGGTTCTTATGCTGCAACGATTGCGAGAGATTTTAACCGTGATGTTCAAAGAATAATTGATACGCCAAGTTACCGGGAATTGTTCCCGGAAACGTATTTGAACGGTTCCAACGTCGTAACAATGGCTAATACGTATTTACGAAATTCTGACGTTATAGAAATGGTTGGGCATAAGGGTTCGTTGCGTGTTGTAGGTCGTGGCGGTTCTTTGACGTCAAAAACGGTTGATGTATCTATTTTGGACGACGTTTACAAAGATTATGCCGAGGGCAACAGCCCGATTGTACGTAATGCGGCGTGGAAATGGTACACGACCGTTGTACATACCCGTTTGCATAATGATTCCCAAGAATTAATTGTGTTTACCCGTTGGCATGATGATGATTTGATTGGACGTATTGAAAAAAGCGGGGAAACCGTAATTGAGATTAAAAGTTGGGACGATGTAAAGAACATTCCGGCGGGCGCATGGGTACGCATTAATTTTGAGGGATTGAAAACCGGGGAGCCAACAGAGATTGACCCACGGGAACCGGGGGCGGCATTATGGGAAAGCCGACACAGTAAGCAAAAGTTGGAAGCGCAAAAGGCATTAGACCCGGTGCAATTTCAATGCCTGTATCAAGGCAACCCCGGTTCCGCCGAGGGTCGATTGTACCAACCTTTCAAAACGTGGGTCGAAAAATCCGATTACGGCACGTACATTCGTTCCGGCGCATACATTGACGTTGCCGACGATGGCGACGACCTGTTGTTTGCCGCAACGTATGACGTGTATAAGTCCGACAATCTGTTTTTCAACGAGAAAACAAAGCGCATGGAGCCGATATTGTTTGCCCTTATTACAGATATGGAAATGACGGACGAAAATACGGACGTTACAACCGTAACCGTCCCGGCGATGATTAACCGGAACGGGACGCAAAAAGCGTGGGTTGAGAGCAACAACGGTGGTGCGGGTTATGAAAAGGTTATCAAAAAGAAAGTCCGGGCGATTACCGACCCGTTTTATCAAGGGGGCAACAAGGAAAGCCGGATAATAACAGCGTCCGCAATGGTTAATCAACATATAATTATGCCGTTCGGTTGGGAAACCCGGTACAAAGCCGTTTACGACCATGTAACCGGATTTTTGCGCAATTTCGGAGCCAACACGCACGACGACCCGGAGGACGGATTGACCGGGATATATGAAAAGGAGATTGCGGACGGCAATATACAGCCATACGCACACGCAAACCGAGGCGTAAGACGACGCAATTAGCAATATTTTTGAGATATGCAAGATTATCCGGGAAAAAGTTTATAACTTTGTAACCGAAACAAGGGGGCAAAGGGACAGCCCCGGAGAAAGTAATAATATTTTTAACGTTAAAAACAAAGAAGTATGATTTGTAAATGTCCGGCGGGGATGGCGTTGCCCGATGTACCCGCAATTACGTGTCCGGAAAGTTTCGGACAGGTTCAGAAAGTGGCTTTTCAACGTCTTATGAAAGACGACGGAAGCAAAAACAGTTTTACGAGTCAAAAAGCGATTACGGTGTTAGCGTCATGGACGCCCCTGTTATCGGCGGGGGATAGCACGAAAATAGTTGTTTCGCCGTATATCCAAGCCCCGACCGCCGAGGCGGGAGCCGCCCGCACCTTTGGAGGCGGTAACGAAACGTTAGGAGGCGTCGAAGAGATTATTGGACGTGAACCAACCCCGTTTACCGGAGTTATCCGCAAAGCCCCGCAGGAGGTTATCAAGGCATTAAAGGAAATGCAATGCGAAAGTTGGGGCGACAATTTGGGTATCTTCATTTTCGACGAAAACGGCGCAATCGGCGCAATCAAGGGGATTACAGACGGTACATATTATCCGATACCGATACGTTCGTTGTTTATCGGCGATAAGACGTTGGGCGGATTGGAAGCCCCGGACAGCAACGCAATACAATGGTCGTTTTTGCCGAATTGGTCGGACGATTTGGCGATTGTTGCCCCGGCGTTTAACCCGCTTACGGATTTGAAACCCGCATGAAAGTAATGACGGCGAAAGTTACAAAGGTCGTGTTGGAGTGTCCGACCCTTAACACGACCGAAGAATTTGAGATTAACCACGCCGAACGCCTGTTGCGGATGCCTAACAATGGCGGTTGGCAGTTGCCCGAAAAAACACCTTTTGAATTTAGCAAAGAAAATGGGATTAGATATAAAACGCATAAGAAAGGAAATAACGGAACCGAGGAAAAAGGCGACGATAAATAAAGCGGTCATACACCAAAACCGCATTAAATTTCACGCCCAAACCAACGTAACGCCCTTAATGTGTTTACCCACGACCGATTTTTTGGCATGGGTTCAAAATCTTATCCCGCACGATAAATTCAAAATCTTCAAAACATTGTTCCGTTACCCCGTTCGTACCAACGAGGTAACGGGCATTTGTTTTGATAAGTTAAGCCGTATTTTCGACGGTCGTAACCCGGCGTTCAACTATCAATTTCAAAACACGGAACAACGGGACGATTGGGAGTATTACCGCCAAGATGTATTAAAGGAGCCGGAAATTTGGAGCACGAAAGGTTGGGAGTTTTTCAAGACGGAAATAAACAGCGTTTTAATAGTTGATTTGCCCGCCGAGCAAAACCCCGCCGACCGATACCCGACCCCGTATTTTTATTGGCTACCTATCGAAAGCGTTATAACCTTTGAAGCAAACCGGACAACCGGGGTTATGGATTGGATAATTTTCCGCCAACCCGATAAACGTATTGCAGTTATTGACGATGAACGATACAGAGTATTTGCAGAGGACGACGGCGGCAACATAGGCGAATTATTGGTTGATAACCCACACGATTTGCGCTATTGCCCCGCCCGTTTCTTTTGGAACGAGCCAATGAATTTGCGAGAACCGGACGTTAAACAATCCCCGCTAACAAAAGAATTGGAGGCGTTGGATTGGTTTTTGTTTTTCCATATATCGAAGCGGCATTTGGATATGTACGGGGCGTACCCGATATATTCCGGTTACGAACAATCGTGCGATTTTACAAACGCCGAAAACGGCGATTATTGCGACGGTGGATTTTTGAAAGACAAACAAGGGTATTACAGGTTAGACCAAGCCGGGTTATTGATGCGTTGCCCCAAGTGCGGCGACAAACGGATTACCGGGGCGGGTTCCTTTGTTGAAATACCGATACCGGACGGGGACAAACAACCCGATTTGCGGAACCCGGTGCAAATGTTGACCGTTGACCGTACAAGTTTAGATTACAACGTTGAGGAAGAAAAGCGATTGCGGGAAAATATTATTACCGCCGTCGTCGGACAAAACGAGGAAGTAACCCAACGGGAGGCATTCAACGAACAACAGGTTAAAGCCGCATTTGAGAGCCAAAGCACGGTATTAAACCGAGTGAAAAAAGGCTTTGAAGCCGCCCAACAGTTCGTCGATGAAACGGTTTGCCGATTGCGATACGGCAATATGTTCGTATCTGCAAAAGTCAATTACGGCACGGAGTTCTATTTGTACGACGCAAGCGAGTTGCGGAACCGTTACAAGTCGGCAAAGGAAAGCGGCGCAAGTGAGGCAGAATTGGACGCCCTGCAAAATCAGATTATCGAAACGGAGTACCGGAACAACCCAACCCAATTGCAACGTATGTTGATATTGGCAGAATTGGAGCCGTACCGCCATTTGACCCGGAGCGAGGTATTGGATTTGTACGGGCGTAACTTAATCCCGGAGAATGAATTGCGTATAAAGTTGAATTTCGCTAACTTTGTCCGCAGGTTTGAACGGGAGAATACAAACATTTTGGAATTTGGAACGCAAATACCATTCGACCAAAAGATTTCAGTAATAACAAGTAAATTTAACGAGTATGCACGTAAAAACAGCAACCGAGGGTAAAACAAAGGACGTCGCAATTACCGACGTTACCCCCGAAAACTACATTGTACCGAGTAATGAACAACATTTGTATCATTGCGTTATTGAGGTACGCAAGTTTGACAGCGAAACGGGCAAACGCTTATCCGTTCCCCGTATCCAAAAGTTCGGCAAAAAGTCCTTTGAAAACGGCATTTTGGACGCACTGAAAAAACAGGGTTACACGATTACCGTATTGCACGACCCCAACGAGTACGTCAAGGCGCAAGCCGAGGAAAAAGCGGCACGAACCGCCGCACAGCAGAAAGCCGCCGAGGAAAAAGCCGCCGCCGATGCAAAGGCAAAGGCAGAAGCCGAGGCGAAAGCCAAAGCCGAGGAAAAAGCGGCGTTAAAGGCTGAAATTTTGGCGGAATTGAAAGCGGCGGGAGTTATCCCGGCGGAACCCGCCAAAGAAACCAAAGCCGATGCAAAGGCAAAGGCAGAAGCCGAGGACAAACCCGGAGCGAAAAAGTAACAGAGTATTAAACTATTAAAAATACGATTATGGCACAGATTGCACAGCAGGACAATTTGGTTATTGAAGTAACAACAACCGCCGCCGCATTGGATGGCGCAACAAAGAAAAAGTTGATTGAATGTATTGAGGGCGGAACAATTACCGACGTCATTTTGGTAACAAAAGAGGTTGAAAAGAAAATCAGCCATGCACGTGTTGTTAGTTGGTTGGTTGACACAACCGGGGATTCGCCAAAATATACAATTGATATTATTAACGCAAACAGCAGAGCAGTAGCAGCAATCGCACTTAATTAATTCAAAGGGAAAGAATTATGTTAACGAGAGAAATTTTAATTGCAAATGCGGCATTAGCCGGATTAACCGACGAACAAATTGCGGCAATTACAACATTGTCCGCCAACGACGAAAATAGCGTTATCGCCAAAAAGACGGGCGAAATTTACGGCGGATTGGATGCCGATATTTTGGCGGCGTCCGGTATAGCGAAGAACGGAACCGAAAAGACGTTTGATTACGCAAAACGTGTGGTCGCCGAGTTCAAAACCAAAGCGGAAAGCGCAAGCGCATTGCAAACCCAAATCGACAGTCTGACGAAAGAAAAGGCACGTTTGGAAAAGGCAATTGCCGACGGTGCGAGCGATACGGAAACCGCAAAGGCTTTGAAACAGGCGAAAGCCGATTTAACGGCGGTAACAACGCAGTTTAACGACCTCAAACGCAAGTACGATGAAGCCGAAAAGAAATTCCAAACGGAATTGTTCGGCGTCCGTATCGAGGGCGCATTGCAGGCGGCAACCGCCGGGTTGAAATTCAAACCGGGATTGCCCGAAAGCGCAACAAAGGTTTTGTTGGCGCAAGCAATCGACAAAATAAAGGGAATGAACCCCGAATATATCGACGACGGCAAAGGCGGCAAAATCATTGCTTTTAAGGACGAAAGCGGCGCAATTATGCGTAACCCGAACAATCAGTTGAACCCGTACACCCCCGGCGACCTGTTGGCAAAGGAATTGGATACAATGGGTATTTTGGATAAAGGACGCCAAGCCGGAGGCGGCGGAACGGTTCCACCGGGGGGCGGTTCCGGCGGTGGTAGCGGAACAACCATTGACGTAACGGGCGCAAAAACCCGTGTCGAGGCTTACGAAGCAATCGCCGCAAACCTTATGGCGCAGGGCTTAACGGCGGGTTCCGAAAAGTTCGACGCCGCAATGAAACAGGCATGGCAGGACAACAATATTGCCGCATTGCCGGAAAAGTAAACAATCACGGGTAAAGGGTAAACCCGCATTTAATAACAATTAAATTTTAACATTATGTCATTAGTAGCAACAAGATTGCAGAATTGGCGGATTGAGAACCCGGAATTAGACCGTAATATGACCCGCCCGTGTGAGTATGGCGCATTGGATTTTTTCATTGAGCAAACCAACGCCCCGTCCTCAATCATTAACCCCAATTTGCGTGACCGTGCGTTTGCGTCTATTGGTAACACGGTACAAGTACCCGTTATCAATTACGACGGCGATGTACAGGTTAGCAATGTCCGTTCGTGTGTTATCGCTGACGATGAGAATACGTCCGCATTGGTAACGGTTGTTTGGGCGACTTATGCCATTGGCTTTACAATGGTTCCCGCCGCCTACATGAACAACGAAATTTCCTATGAACACGACTTTTTGCGCAAAATGGAAAAGACGTGCCGGGCTTTGGCGAACAAATTGGACGTCGGAGCCGTTGCCGCATTGGAGGCAAACAAAACAAAGGTGTTCAAAACGTTGCTTAATTACACGCGGTCGGGCAATGTGGTACAGGTTCCAACCCAAATGGCGACCGAGATTTTGGGCGATATTAACCCGATTATGCGGGCTAACTGTTACCCGGAATATATCCACATTATCGCCAACGCCGGGGTTGATAGCCTTATACGTAAACTTGCACAACATGGCGTTTACAACGACGTAAACAAGCGCATGGAGTACGACAATAAGGTTTTACATTACACGAACAACGTAACCGACGAAGCGGACAAAATGGGAACCATGTTTGCCGTTGCTGACGGTAATGTTGGTATCCTTACACGTGTTGACCGTGAGGCATTGCGCCGCACCCGTGCGAATTTCCACGAATGGGACGTTGTACGTTTGCCGTACATTGATTTGCCCGTTGGTTCGCACTATTACACCGCCGTTGGCGACCAGTCCGCAATTATGGGCGACGCAACCGCCGATTTGACGTGCGCCGTTAAGGAGTATTTCGGATTTTCCGTTGATGTAGCGTATATGGTTGCTTACAACAGCAACCCGGATACCGTGGCAAACCCGATTATCAAAGCCGAGATTGCCGCCCGCAATCCGAACGAGCCGTTGGGTATGCCTGTATATGTAACCAACGCAGCGGAATTTCCCGCCGGAGGTGCTGGGGGCGAATAACGCCGGAGCATAACGAATTGTTAAACCGAGGGGACGGGGGTGGTTATCCCCGCCCCCTTATTTATTTCAAACGCACAATGTACCGATTAGAAGAAATACAGGACGCATTATTGCACGTCGTCGGGTGGGAACAATCATACGACCCGGCAAAGGCGATAGACGACAATTTAACGCAGACGGAAAGCGGTTTGACGTTTCAAGGTGCGCACCCCCTTGTTACTTTGGAGAATGTCCGGGCAATCGTCCCGGATGATTTCGTTTTTCAATATCCGGTTTGGAATATGATAAGGGAATACAAAGCCGGGGCAAAGGTTCGCCACAACAACAAAGTTTGGATTGCGACACGGGACAACCAAAACGAGGAACCGACCGAAAGCGATTTTAACGACGATTACGGCAACCCCTATTGGCAACCGTACAATTTCATTTCCGATTATTTGGAGCGGTTGACCCGTAACGGTATTGCGCAAATGGTACAAACATTCACGCAGATAAAGGGATTGGATAAGGAAACAAAGAACCTGTTGGAACGGCGCACGTTCTTTGACGGTGCGGGACGTATCCGGGCGACGTTGCCGAATAATCATAAATTAGTCGGGTTTGAAATTGTCCCGGTTCGTTCTATGGGCGTAACAATGAAAATCGAGCAAATCGGGTTGCAAATGACGGGCGCAACCGGGGTTGTTCGTATGTATCTTTTCCATTCGTCCCAAATTGACCCGATAAAGACGTTTGATTTGAATTTTACGCAGACAAACGGCGGTTTTCAGTGGTTCCCGTTGAAAGATTGTTATTTGCCGTATATCAGTACCGGAAACAACGCCGGGGGGTCGTGGTTCCTTTGTTACAACCAAAACGATTTGCCCGCCGGGATGCAGGCAATTAACATGACAAAGGATTGGAGCCGGGAGCCGTGCGGGACGTGTACGGGTTACGTTGATTTGGAGCGTTGGCGGGAAATAACCAAGTATTTACAGGTATCCCCGTTTATGATGAACGCCCCGGAAACATTCGACGAATACCCGGAGTTGTGGGATATTGCGTTGACGATGTACACCAATACGCAGAATTACGGGTTGAATTGCGAAATAACCGTTGGTTGCGACCTAACGGATTTTATCATTAAGGAAAGGCAGATTTTCCAAACGGTTATCCAACGACAGGTCGCCGCAATCATGTTGCGCACTTTGGCAATGAACCCCGACGTTAAGGTAAACCGGAACCAAGTAAACGCAAGCCGGATGGAAATTCTTTACGAGTTGGACGGCAACGTTGAGGGTCGCCCCGGCGGTTTGGGTTATGACCTTAAAAAAGCATACGAGGCGTTGCGGTTGGATACGCAGGGTATCGACCGTATTTGCCTTACTTGTAATAACCACGGCGTAAAATACCGGACAACGTAAGATTATGGCGGGGTTAAAGTCAATACAGGATTTACGCAACCGGGTTGCCACGTTCAACAACGGGTTATCGTCCGGCGCATACATTCAACAAATCATTTGGGACAATGACGCCTATATTGTTGATATGAACGCCGAGGAACAATTGTTTGAACAGGGTATTAACCGTTTGGGCGTGGAAATTATGGATTACGCCCCGTATTCGCCGTTGACGATAGCCATAAAGGAGGAAAAAGGGCAACCGACAAACCGGGTAACGTTACGGGATACCGGGGATTTTGAAGCGTCGTTTTTTTTGGAAGTCGGCGACAAACAATTTGAAATAAAGGCGTCGGATTTCAAAACGGAGGACTTAATAAAAAAGTACGGGCGGCAGATATTGGGATTGACGGACGAAAATATTGCGGCGTTGATTTGGCAATATATATTCCCGGACTTAATGAAGAAAGCAAAAAACGTATTATATGGCAACGAATAAGAAAACAACCCCTATAATTCCCAACCCGGTTTTAATCGACCGGGTTTTGGGGAACATACAAACCGGGTTAATGGATAACGTCGATTGGTTGGACGTCGCATTTGGGCGGGCGCAACGTATCGCCAAAGTGATACAGGGCAAACGCTATTATACCCCGAACGTATATGCGGGCGGGACGGAATGGAGAGGCAACAACGATTATATCGACGTTTCCCCGGATGCCAATATTGGCAATTTTTCGTTCTTTTGGATAGACGACCCGCAAACGGTCGGTTGGGTTCCCAAAGAGCAAAGCGAGATTAAAGCCCCGTTTTCCCTTATTGTTTGGTTCGATTTGCGCAAGGTTTACCCCGGTCAACTCAACAACCGGAATACCGAGGCATTGAAGAACGAAATATTGACCGTCCTAAATGGCGGGTTTTGGCTGAAAGACGGAACGATTGTAATAAACCGGATTTATGAGTTGGCGGAAAACGTGTACCGTGGGTTTACGTTGGACGAAATAGATAATCAATTTTTAATGCACCCGTTCGGCGGTTTTCGCTTTGAGGGTGTATTGTCAGTTAATCAACCTTGTAACATTTAACGATATGGTAACTTTCATTATTTGGGTTTTGGTCGTGGCAACCGTGGCGGCGTTCCTGTTGACCCTGTTAAAAAAGTGGGGCGTTATTGAGTACGTCCAAGTTCACGGCAACGACTTTTTTGTTAAGATGTTCAATTGCGGCTTTTGCTTATCATGGTGGGCGGGGGTCGTTTTGTCCGTCCTGTTTGCTATATGCACCGGGAACCCGGCATTGTTATTGGTTCCGTTTTGTTCAACAGTCATAACCCGCATACTCTTATGAAAACGACAAAGATAGGGGAACGGGCGGTTGTGTTGTACGACAGTATCGACGAATTGCCGATTTTGCGATTTCACGCATATAACAAAATGTTGCTTATCGACGCCGGGGTTGGGTCGGATTTGAACGATTGGGATGCGCATATTGAAAAGGCAATCCGGTTTATCCGAAAGGAAAAGCCGGATTTGGCGGAAAAGGAATTGGATAATTTGCGGCAAAACGTTTATTTCGTCCAATCCGCCATATCGCCAAAGTATTTGGCGTTTGCCTGTTTGGTTAAGTCCGTGGACGGAACCGAATACAACGATATGACGGCGGACGGTTTGCAAAAGGTATTGGATTTATTCGCCGATGCGCCGAACGCCGAGTTGACCGCCCAATTGGAAGCGGTCAAAAAAAAAAT